TAACGTCGACCTTGGCAAATCCAACCGTCTACATCTTTATCGTTGTCAAGTGTTCGTACCATATCAAACTTGTTTATAGCTACGCCAATTTCAGGACATGTGATCATGAACTGGAAGTTAGTAACAAAGTAACTTGCAGGAACTTCTTTGATAGTTAAACCATCAACCATTCCAACGATACCTTTTTTGTTGTCTGCGTATGATGTATCACAGTCTTGTTTGAACTCAGCGTCTCTTTTAAGTAGGTTTACTACTGTTGGGGTAACCCATAGGCAACGACCCGTCTTAGAGTATTTAAGTTCTGTAAGTGCTGCTTGCTGTGCAAGAATCAATGAGTAAGCTGTGCTAGCAGCTACTGCTGTACCTGCGACGACACCTTGGGTGTTAGTGATAGCGTAAGCTGTCAAGATACCTAGGTTATATATATCTGTTGCTGGTACTGATACTTCACGAACTTGTCGCTTAATAGCTTTAGCTGCTTCGGTAACCATTTGGGAATCTGCATAGTTGCCTCGGTCGATACTAAAGTTAAATGACTTATCCTGTGAAAGTGTTAGTGTCTGTGTGCCTGTACCTAGTTCAACTAGAGCGCCAAATCGGCTCAAGCCTGAACGGACATAATCGTTCTCTGCTACTGTCTCTACGTTGTAGATAGTAACGGAGCTTTTGCCGTTAAAGTCTAAACGTACTCTTTTTGCGTCGAACTCACCCGCAGTAACTGATCCAAGATATACTCTTTCGTCAATTGCGTTTAGGTGGGCTGCTGCGTAAAATTGTGCCATTTTATTTATCCTTATATATTAGTCGGACTTGAGTATGTCAAGGATAGTGTCTTTTGCTGTTTCTTTTGGTGGCGCTGCTGGCTTAGTGTCAGCATTAGTTTGCATCTTCTTAGCCGCTCGTACCTGTTGTACAGCCCCAGACTTTTCTGCTCCTTTGAACAACCCAGCCGTTTCTGTTAAATGTTCAAATAGCGAACCCTTAATCTCTGTCATGTTACCGTTCTGGTCGTAACCTACGTAGCCTGCATTGTAATCACGCATAGCCTTGTTGTAGATTTTCTCACTGAACTGTTCACTTTCAGGGTTAAAGATTTGCAGGTCGGGATTGGCTTTGGCTCGTTCAAACTCTGTAATCAGTGTGTTCTCATTATTTGTAATGAGTGCTGAATACTGTTGAACTTCCATAGCTCGTAAACGTTGGTCGTAGTCATCGTCCGCCTCATCGACATAGTCTTTGGTTTGGTCTTTAACACGTTGTTCACGCTCTTGGATTGCTTGTTGCCGTTCCTCATACCGTCTTCGAGCTTCTTCTTTGGGGTCAACTTCGGTTTCGACTTCCTCGGTATCTTCCTCTGTTTGCTCGCCCTCTGGTGGGGTCTCAGCTTCGGATTCTTTCTCATCTGGTGTTTCTTCGACCTTTTCCTCTGGGGCTTCTGATTTCTCAGGGGCTTCCGTTGGTTGGTCTTCTGTGTCGCTCAGAGTAGCTAGAATTGGGTCTTCTGCTGGCGTTTCAGTTGCTTCTGCAACTTCGGTTGACTTATCGTCTTCCATATATATCTCCCTTGGTTACTGCCTTATACACTGGCGAAGTGCTATCCGTAAGTGGATGAAGCTCTTGTGGGGACAAGATAGGATAGTCTATTTGAATTGGCGAACCAACCTTTTTGGACTACCCTATACTATCTCCACGTTCTCTAACACAAACTTGCCTCCTATCTTATTTAATCGTTTACCTTGCTTGATGTGTTGGCGGAACTTAACACCATTGTCGGTTGTGGCACATAGCCAGTTGCCCTCTTGGTGAACGTCTGTAATGTTCTTGGTAAGTAACATTGTGTCTATATCAAACTCAGCAGTTAGTACATCACTACTAACATGTTCTTTAGGTGCTGGGTTTTCTTGGTCGGTCATTTCTTACTCGTTTCCTGTAGGGCTAGTTTGAACTTAGTCTTTAAGTCTGTTAGGTATGCCTTATATAGTGCTGAAGCCTGTAGCTCGGCTCGTATGTCGTTCTCAGGCTTAGTGGTAGCAGTAGCGAACCTGTATACACTCATTACTAGGCTTATTTCACTATCTATCATCTTTACTATGTTGTTTAGCTTGGGCGTGAGTTCTTGTAGTTGCTTCCTTTGTTCACTAAGCATGTCTTTAGTCGACTCTTCTACTACTTCGTTACCAAATACACCATCAGTGCTATCTGCACCATCTACACCTGTATACATTGCGCTATCGTCCATTACTGACCTCCTCCGCTAAGATAAGCGACTATTTCCTGTTCATCAAAGCCTTGTGCTCTAGCTTCTAAGACCTTTTGGGCTACATTCTCATCTATGCCGTACTCTTCCATAGTTACCTGTAGTTCATCTTCGGCTTGTGGTTGTTCCTCTGGTTGCTGGGGGGGTATGCCAGCCTTCTGTGCTTTAGCTTCTATGTCTATCTGTTTGCCTTGCATTTCCATTTGGTGCTTCTCGTCTGACTGTTGCATGGCTTGGTCTGCTTGCTCGGCTTGTGGATCACGTGGTGGTTCTTGTGGCATGTTAGGGTCTTGCATAGCTGGGTCGATAGGTTGTCCGTCTGGTCCTACTTGTCCCATTTGCTCATCAGGGTCTATCTGAGTGAGTACCTTTTCGCTGTCTTCTGTACCACTAGCATTGACTACCTTCTTAAATGCTTCACCTAAACTGAACTTCCAGCCACTCTGCTCCATAGCAGGGATAATATTAGGGTTACTAGTAACAATGTCTATTAGTTCTAACCATCGGTTCTTTTCGTCTTCATCAGCTTCAGGTCGTGCGTCATATTCAAACTTAAAGGTAGACTTGATGTCTTCATATAGGATAGGTAGTTCACCTGCACTAGGTTCTGGGGTGTTAGGGTTGTCATCTAAGTAACCAGCTTTTACTAATCGTTCTATGTCATCTTTAGCTACGTCTAGTATGTCTGCACCTTCCATCATAGACATGTGTACATTCATCATCTTCTCTGCCATCTTTGCTGATGCTGTGTCTGCTTTGTTTCTGAGGTAGTTATCTTGGGAGTTGGTGCGGTCCTGTTGCATTTTAACGCCAGCACTTGTCTTACTAAAGTTAGGGTTGCCACTCTCGGCACTCACTGAGCCATCTGTCCTGCCCTGTAGGGTTTGTAACTGCGACTTATATAGACCGAAGTTAGCAGGGAATTGTGTATATACAGAGTTGGTGTTCTGTACTACATCTACCTTAGCTTGACCTGTTATCCATAGTGCATCTGGTGTAAAGGTTAGTGAGTTGAGGTTGGCGGTGTCTGTTGATCCTGATAGTTGCTTAGGGGGTTGTAGACCTATCTGTGTGGCTAGTACGTGAGCTTGTGTCATGTAGTCTAGTACGTTCTGGGTTGGTCCTGCTAGTTCTGCTCTACCTATACCATAGGGACTCTCTAGGTTCTCGTAACAATATTGCATAGTTATGGGCAAATCACCTGTAGGGTCTGGGTTCTTCCATGTGCGTATACATTCGGTAGAGGCTAGGTGTGGGCTGAACATGTAGAATGGTGCGCCTATACCTCTGTTAAATACTGCGACTATCTTAATGCCACTAGCTTTAACCTGCTTATCTCGCTCGTTGATGTTCTGCTCGTCCATCTCTTTAGTATTCTTAGCCATGTCCGACAGTTGTTTGAGTAGCTTAACATCCCAACCACCAGTATCTTTATCTTTACCGATACGCTCTATAATCTTTTTAATCTGTAGCTTGGTGTAGTAAACATCCATAAAGATATAGTCACAGTCATCAGCACTAAACTTACCTGGCTCTAGCTTAACGTTGCGTACATAGGGGAGTGACCAGTCTGAGCCTGTGTAGTTCTCAGTAGATACATAGAAGTTGTAGCGTGGTTGTGCGCCATACTTAAGTGCTCGGTATAAAGCTATTTGTTCCTTATCGAAGAATGTAGACTGTGTATTAGCATTGGGTACAATGTTAGTCTTCCATATGATGTTGGCTAATTCGTTAATCCATTGCTCTTTACGGTCTGTTGAGGTAAACTTACCGCTTTGCATAGATGGGTAGACTTGCATGGGCGTTTCAAGCAATGAAGCCGCTAGTGAGCCGTCATTAACTCTTGGCATACCCTTACCTAGTGTCTTAGATAACTTGTTGCCTGCTAGTCTTTCGTACTCATCAAAGGGCTTAAACCATTCTTTTGCGCCCCTATCAGCTTCGAAGTAAGCGTCTTTCAGTTCTGCTTTGGTGAGATAAATCATGTATGTGTTGTTCCTTGGTTAAGGAGACAATCACGTATGTGGCATGACTCGTATGTTGGTATTATACTATAAGGTGCTTGTAATCAATAGTTATTTATGCTGGACGGAATAAACCTTCGTAATCATGCGTACTTCATGAGTCTTTGGGTCGGCTTTAATATGTATAGTCAGATCGCTGGTTTGTTTGCTACTGATTAGCTCCATACACTTCATCAGTTCACTGAGTGCTTGTGGCTTATCCCTAATCAGTTCTGGTATTGAATACTCTGTCTTAGTAGACTTGAGTGCTCCGTTGAAGTAACTCTCGTGGGTGATACGTTTACCAAAGTTTAGTTCGCTCATACTGCTCCAAGCCTTGCGAAGGTTAAGCGATCTAGTCCGAAAGCAAACTCAGTGTTGAGTAGCTTTCTGCTTTGCCATTCAAAGGGTACATCTGTGCGCTTACTAATAGAGCATACTTCTAGCCATTTATGGGGGGTGCGGACCTCTATATCCAGTGTCTCTAGTGAGTAGCTTGGTATTCTATCGCTCGGCATTACTCTAGTCTCTACACCTAATAGCCAAGATAAGTATTCTGCAAGTGGTTTTATTAGATTGAAATAGTCCTTCTTGGTGTCCTCAGTATAGATACACTGAAACTCCTGTTGATAGAACTCTTTAAGTCTGACGTTAGCTGATACCTGATCGTTCTCTCTACGATAGCTCTTAGAGGCTTGCCATATACATAGTGGGGGTTTAGCAGTCTGGTGTTCTAGTAGGTA